CAATTAACATATCCTGCCATAACTAAAGCTAATACAGTAAGTAAGTACCCTTATAAGTCAAGGGCTGGTGTACTTCTTGATGCGTTAGAAAAGGGAACTCCTATACAGATGGTGGGTGGTGGTAAGTATGCTATACAATATAATGAAGACGGAATAGAGAAGTTACTTAGAGCAGCAGTTGACGTTGTTGGTAAGGACGAACCAGAGCATGTAGCACTTGGAAAAGCATTGAAGGCAGGTAAACCTTTTAAGATAATTAAGGATGGTAAGACTGTACCTATTATATTAACAGCGATAGAGAAGACACCTGAGTTTGGTGGTGGTAGTGCTGGTTCAGGTGGTGGTAGTGTTAACACAGCTTTGGTAGAGAGTGCTGCAGCATGGTTCTGTGCTGTTAGGTTTAGTATTAGTAAGCCTTTAGACACAGAGGATGGTGACGGTATGCCATCTGATAAGCAGTTTGAAGCTGTTAAGGAACGTGTTTTCACAAAGAGTTCTTTAAGTACGATAAAGAAATATTTGGAAAAAGAACCTGCCTGGATAGATGCATCTGCTAAGACTGCTAATGCATTGTGGGATGAGTTTGGAGAGAAGAATGCTTATAATTGGTATAGAGGTGAAGGTATAGTTAAATGGATTGATGCTCAGTTTAAGATTATTAATGATGATCACATAGAACCTGATACTGATCCTCCTATAAAACGGAAGCCGTTTGCTAACTTAAACAAGTGGACACCCGCAGATATATGGGCATGTCGGTGTAATATTAAGAAGGAACATATAACTCAGCATCGTACATTTGCTGGATTTAATAGGTGGTTGAAGGAGTGTATGGATGCTCAACAATTGTATGGGATATCTTTGAAAAAAACTGAGGGAATGGGTAAGGAAGCCAACTTAAAAGCAGTTAACTACACCTCGGATAGACCAGTCGCAACATACGATAAGATATTAGCTAAGAGCTATGACGCATTGGATGTATGGATGTATACCAAGGGTGTACCTTTGGAGATACAGTTTCGTGATACTTCTGGTGGAGATCCTTTAACATGGCAAGGTGAAGTCATAGGTACAGCAGCAAAGCATGGTAAGATTGGTGGTGGAGTTTATGATATGATTATACAACAGGTGTATGGTAAACCTCTTTATACTAATCTTAGTGGTATCAAAAGTGAAGCTAAGAATGGTAACCTTAATGGTAAGGTGTTAAAATTATCTTTGAAGCATCAGAACATTATTGATGGGAGTAACAACCCTAAGAAGACTTCTAAGTTTAAAGCACCAACAATTGATGCTGATTTGGTTGAACGTAATAGGTTGAAGACATCAAATAAAGGACAGTGGATCTTCTCAAAGTATCTTGGTCTCAAGGTGGTCGATGTATTGGAATCAGGTACTAATGCTCAAGCAAATGAGGCAGCACAGTTGATTCATTTGTATGCTACCTCTCAGTCTAAAGACTCAGCACCATTCTTAAAGACATCATAATGGCAAATATTACTCAACTAAAACACCTCGAACATATTGAGGATGAGATGCTTAACTACGGAGTAGATGGTTGTATAGCGTCTGTCTCTGCTATGAAAGAGATGCTTCGTATGTTAGGTAAGCAACCTAGTAGTGGGTACATGCAGACTAAATGGGACGGTGCTCCTGCTGTAGTATGTGGTAAGCATCCTGTCAATGGAATGTTTTTTGCTGGCACCAAGTCAGTGTTCAATAAAACTTCTCCTAAGGTTTGTTATGATGAAGCTGATGTTGATAGAATGTATGGAGATAGTAGTCCTGACTTAGTGGAGAAATTAAAATACTGTGTCAGATACTTTCCAGATTTAAAAATACCTACTGTTGTACAAGGAGATCTATTATTCACCACGGATGTAAAGGAAGAGAGAATTGATGGTGAGAGATTATATACCTTTAGACCAAACACTATCACCTATGGTATACCTGTTGACCATCCTATAGGAAAGAAGATTGCGGCTGCTAAGATAGGTATAGTATTTCATACTTCATATAATGGTAGTGAACTTGCTACCATGACAGCAGTGGGTGGGGCACCTACATCACAGTTTCAAACGTCTAGTAATGTTGCTGTTGTTCTTAATGATACTCCCTTGATGGATGTGTCAGTTGAGACAGTTAAACTTAAGAAGTTTGAAGCTAACCTTACGATCATTGATCAGATGTGTAGGAAGGCTGGTAATTTTCTAGACACTTTGGTATCTCAGATGGGTACTACTGGTGATAAGAAGTTTAATGTAGCATCTTATCTTAAGCAGTTCTTTAATGCTGAGATTAAAGCAGCACGTACTATTACTGATCCTAAGATGGCATTGAAGAGTCTTGGTGAGTTCTATCACGAGAAGATGGAGAAGGAAGTTCAGAAGATGAAGAGCATTCCTAAGCAGACTCAGAGGAGGAACCAGTTGTTTGATGGTTTACAGTACCTTGAGGATAATGAGCAAGAGTTTCATGCTATGTTTAATCTTTACAGGAAGATACAGGAGAACAAGACCATAGTCATTGAGGCTTTGGATAAACTTGAATCGTTCAGGACTTTTGCCATGACTGATAAAGGTTATAAGGTAACAGCACCAGAGGGTTACGTACTACATCACAATGGAGACATGATCAAGCTAGTAAATAGAATTGAGTTCTCCTATATTAATTTCACATTGGCAAAGCAATGGAAATAGTAGATTATAAATGCGTATACTTTACCTTCGGTAGGTTTCAACCACCCACCAAGGGTCACGCGGAAAATTTTGAGGCTGTTAAAAGGAAAGCAGGTAACTGTGACTGGTACATCTATCTGTCACAGACAGAGAAGAAGGGTAGCGATCCTTTACCACCTAAGAGGAAACTATTCTGGGCACAGAAGATGTTCCCACATCTAGCAAAGCAGATTCGCAGTGGTCCTAGAGATCCTGTTGGTGTACTGAAAGAGTTACAGAGTCAGGGTTATGATGACTGTATGCTTGTGGTAGGTAGTGACAGGGTACAGGCTATGCAATGGATCAAGAGATATAATGGTAAGGATTTTAGGTTCCGTAATTTGGATATCGTATCCTCTGGAGAACGTGATGCTGATGGCGATACCTTTGCTATATCTGGGACTAAGATGCGTAGAGCAGCAGAGGTGGGTGACTACGCAGCATTCAGGGATGGCATACCAAAAGCTTTAAACAACTCTGACACCAAGAAGTTAATGGAGGAACTAGGAGATTTGTTATAAATAAACTTGTACATAAAATTAGTAATTGAATGAAGTCGTTCAGCGATTTTAAAAAGGTACGTGAGACTGTCAAGCACCAAGATGTGCGGGACAGATACTACCGTGAAGAAATATACAAAGAAGGTGAGTGGGTACTCACTGAAAAAGATCAAGTAGGTAAGATCATCAGACGTGGTGTTAACTATGTGATCTGTGTGACCGCTGAAGCAACTAAGTTTCGTACGTGGGTCAAGGATATCAAAGAGGTATTCGAGATCGGTACTGATGCTTATAGACAATATGTTATGTCCTTGACACCTGGTCAGAAGGTACAGAAACCTGAAGGCACAGTAAAGGTCAAGCAAATCATACCAACCGACCCCAAAAAAGATAAGATGGACAACCATGAATCCGTAGACTACGTTCAGTCTGCTGTAGAAGCTTTACACAAAGACCTCAGAAGGGAGTGGCGTTTTGACAAGTCACCTGGTAAACTAGGTAACAGAGATGTCAAGGGCGTTGGTGCCAATGGTGTAGGAGGAGGTGATGCTCCTGGTATGAAACTCGCTGAACCTAAGGGTACAGAGGGTGCTCCTAAAGTTAAGAAGCCTAAACATGCTTGTGCTACTAAGGTAGAACATGCTGAGTGGGGTAAGGGAGACTGTATGACAGAGATGCATACTCTGGATGAAGAAGGTAAGGTAACACATTACGATGTAATGTTTGAGCATGGACTAGAGAAGAACGTACCTGTTCCTACTCTTAACATACTTGATGAAGCCATACATGAGCACGTGATCAATCACGACAAGAATAAAGAAGTAATAGAGCATCACGAGAAGGATGCTGATGGTAAGACAATCCCACATGTGGATGAAGGATTTAAGAAAGGTAAGAAGAAGGTTAAGGAGTCATTCAAGAACTGGAGACTCACTGAAAAAAAGTAGTCGGCCCTGTTGAGATTATGCCTACCATCGATGATGCAGATGGTCAGCAACCTCACCTAAAGGGCAACCAGAAGATGCCTAAGAAAAAGAAAGAGAAGGTAGAGTCAGCATGTAACTGGACTAAGAAAGGAGAAGAGTGTCCTGTTCATGGTACCAAGGAATGTCCTGAGGTGAGGTAATGGGACTACCTGAGATTCCCCATGATGATTGGTTTCCACCTACATATAAGAACCCACTAGATTCTATGCCAGTAGCAACTTATAAAGGTGAACCTAACAGGGACGATGGTCCTGAGTGGAGTACTGAAGAGATCGTAGAGTCTTGGATAGATGCTGCTGAGAAAGGTTACGATGATGTAGTAGAGGAAGGTATACATGAGAAGATGTATCGACTTGCTACTGAGAGTGGGAAGCATACAATAGGTGGGTCTGAAAACATTCAATGAGAAAAATTTGGTACGAAGATAGGTTG